AGAGTTATAGGCTTGCTGAACTTATACAGAGATATTTATGGCATATTCGCCAGCATGGAAGTTACCAATTAGATATTGACTTGATTCGTAAACAAACAGGAACAGAAAAACTCTATATGGAGTATAAAGAACTTAATCGTTGGGTAATTCAACCAGCATTAAAAGATTTAGAAAAACATATAGGGGTTAAACTTGACGCAATTAAGAAGCGGGGTGTGGATTATGTAACATTTATTCCGGCAAAAAATAAGATTAATGCTATTCCAACAAATATACCGGAGATATTTTAGTGCTTGATCCTTTAAAATACCTAGTGACACAGGAAGATATATCTGAAAGAGACTTATCTTTTAGTGTTAAAGTATTACAAATTAATTATGTTAAAAATACTTTCAGTAATAGCCCTGAAGGACAAGTAAATAAGAAATTTAAACTATGGGTTAGAGAGAATAAAACAAGACTATTAACTCTTTCTTTAGAAGAACTTAATAAGGTTATTTATGATAAAGTATTAGAATTACAGGTGCTATATCCTGGGGCTTTTCCTGAAGGTATGGGTTGGTGGAGCAAACAACAATTAGTTAAATTATATTATTCTAACAAACTCTCTATAGAGAATTACACTATTGAAGATCAAATAAGGGAAAAAGAAATAGAGTATAAAAGAAAAGCTGACATTGCAATAGAGATTGAGAGAAAGAAAAGAGAAACTATCCTGAGACTAGAAGCTGAAGAGTTAGAAAAAAAGTTAATTGCCGAGCAAAGAGAATTAACAAGAATACCTTTAGAAATTGGTATGATTTTTAAGTCTAAACATGACATAGCAGAAGGATTAAACGGATTAGACTTAGGTAAAAGGGCAAAACATACTTATATAGTTGATTTTGCAGTTATAGAATATGTTAAAGCACAAAAAGGTAAGTTTTGGGTAGTTAGAGGAATAATTAAGCCTGGGGTTAGGATTTATCCTGATCTTTTACAGAAAGAAGTAATTTTATTAAAAAAGGAGGTAGAATAGTGTCTTTACAAGACAAATTAGATAAACTTTCCCGTTGTATGATTCACGGAAAACTTAAAGAACACCCAGACATTCTTCAAGCATTAAAAGATTATGGTTTCTATTTTGAAGGTGATGAAGATAGAAATGTTTTATGCTTTGTTGGGGACGGGAGGATTATTTTAAATAAATTGGAGGAAGAGGATGATTAATCTTAATATTGCCAAAAACAGGGGTCTTGATCTTGCTTTATATAAGCATCTTAGTGAAGTTAAAGAAGCCTCACGATATGAGTTAAGGCAGAAATTTAATACAGCCTCACCAGCTTTAGTTTCTTATTCTATTAGCAGCCTTAAACATAAAGGTTATATTGAAGAAGAAAACGGAGTTATTAGATTTACACATATTAAAGAGGAAGCGGCATGAAAGCAAGTGAATTAGCTTATAAGTTACTTGAATTCTGTGAAACAGAAGGAGATTTAGATATAAAATACCATGATTGGGAGGATAAAGAAGACCTGGATATTGATCACATTCAATTAGAGGAAAAAGATAATGCTACATTACGGTATTTAGTTATAGTATGATTAAAATTATCGCAGCAATTACAGATGATGGGCTTTTTGGTCAATCAAATGGTATTCTCCCTTGGAAATGTAAAGAGGATTTAAATTTCTTTTACTCCCAAATAGAAGGTAAAACTTGTATTTTAGGTAACAGTACATATAAAACTCTACCAAGGTTAGTTAAAAGTCTAGTAAGTGAACTTATTGTTATAGGTAATTCTATTAAAGTAGAGGATTGGAAGAGTTATCTAACCTACCTTGAAGAAATGGAAGATGAGATAGTTATTCTTGGAGGTAAAAGCATTATTAAGCAATGTTTACCTTATTCAGACCAGTTAATTTTATCAAAAATCCATAAAAGATCATTAAAACCCTTACTTAATCCACTTGATTTTATTTACTTTCCAGAACTTGCATTAGCTTCAAAGGTTCTACCAGTAAATAGTGTACTTAGTGCATCAGAAAACCACGTAACTTCTTTATATAATTTGAGGAAATATTATGAAAACGTTAGACATGTTGTGGAAAATCCTGTACAGGATAGGTAATAGTAATACATTTTTCATTTTATGTATTCTGTTGGTTGTTTTGTTCTTTTTTAATTGGCTTATTCAGCCGGTTGTTGAGCATAGGTGGTATTAGTATGGCCAATGGAAAAATAGAATGTACTTTGAAATTAGGGGATATTTTATTAAATAATTTAGTAGAGGAGAATCAAAAGTTAAAAGAAAGAATTAAAGGTATAGAGGAATCTTTGCAGGAAATGATTTACATCACTGATAGAGACCATGATGTTTGGATTAAAGCTAAAAAATTATTAGGAGAAAATAATGATTGAAGAACTAAAATCAGATACACTATTAAACATGTCAAAAGAATGGTATGAATTATTTAAAGCTGCTGGCTGTTTACCTACTTGTCATTGTTGTGGTTCACCTATACCGATAGGTAATGACTTTAAACTATCTAGTGTAACTAAAGAACAAGCAAACTCTAATGCTTTTAAAACAACTGAACCGCATGATGTTATGTACTGCGCAAAAACTTCATGTAATCCAGATGCACAGATAGGGAGAATGCATGAACGACAGTTAGAGAGAAATAGAATCTTTAGGGGCGGTAGGAGCGGTTGTTCTATTATTAACGGCAAAATAGTAGCAGGATTATAACATGAAACAATATTTGGACTTACTTAATAAAGTATTAACAGAAGGAGAAATCCGTACAGACCGCACAGGTACAGGAACAATAGGTCTTTTTGGTGATGCAAATATGGCCTTTGACTTGTCAGAAGGTTTCCCTTTAATCACAACAAAGAAACTTCATTTCCCAAGCATAGCTCACGAGTTAATCTTTTTCTTGTCTGGAAAAACAAACATCCAGTATCTTAAAGATAATAAAGTAACTATTTGGGATGAATTTGCTGATGAAAATGGTGAAATTGGTAGAATGTATGGGACACAGTGGAGGGAGTGGCGAGAAAGACCAATAAAAGTTAATCTTGTCGCAGAAGAGGGTAAAATTCCAAATGTTGAACTGAGTTTTAATTACATAGATCAAATTGCAGAGCTTATAAAAGGTTTAAAAGAAAACCCTTTCTCTCGTCGTCACATTCTATCCGCTTGGAACGTAGGAGAACTTCATTTAATGAAACTTCCTCCTTGTCATGCTTTTGTGCAATTCTATGTTTCAAATGACAGAAAACTTTCGTGTAAACTTACTCAAAGAAGCGGAGATTCTTTCCTTGGGATTCCCTATAATATTGCTTCTTATGCTCTTTTAACACATTTACTTGCTCAACAAACAGATTTAGAAGTAGGGAAGTTATATTGGTCTGGAGGGGATACCCATATTTACCTTAACCATATTGAGCAAGTAAAAGAACAATTAAGTAGGGAACCAAAAACCCTTCCAACTATAACTATAGAAAAGCAACCAAGCATTGATGATTATAAATTTGAGCACTTTAAATTAAATAATTATAATGCTTGGCCGCATATTAAGGGAGAGGTATCTGTTTAATTATTATAAAATCTCATAACCAACAGCAGAGGTATCAGCAGCATTACTTGACGAGATAGTGATTGATGTACCAGCAACTCGTGCTGATTCTGCAACATCACCAACAGTTCCGGCACTGTTACGACGAAAAACCTTTACTTTTGAGGTTTGTCTGATTCTAGTATCAGAAACAGTAACGGTGCCGGCAACTAATGTTGCCACTTCGCTATCATCTTGAATTAACTGTAATCCCTGCTGCATAATCTCAACTTCAATTACTGCGTCAGTCGGTGTTGCCGATGTTAAAAACATAGAAATGTACGAACCTAGAGCAGTAATATAATTAGCCCCATGCCCAACACAACGAATAATAGGTGATGTTAATGTTAATTCTATCCCATCTGCTGGAGATAGCGCGTTATAACCTGATTGGCCTGAAGAGAATAAAGTTAATTCAGTAGCAGCATCTTGAGTAGCCCTGTATGTCCTAGATGAGATCGAAAACCTATGAATCCACTGACCACCCTGAATAATTTTCAGCTTAACGAACATTTCAAACGCATCAGCAGCAGGAAATCCAAGCGTTGCTAAATTAATGCCTGCAGCACCATTGTTCAGTGTCAATGTTCCTGAATGCTGAGGTACACCACCTGACATAGTTGGATGCTCTACTTTTATTCTAAAACCCTGCCCTAATGCTGTATAGGTGATGGCTGAACCTGTAAATTCTCTAGTTCCTGCAGTAACCCCAGTTGGCAGGGTAGAACCGCCTACAACATCAGTTCCAGTTGCAGCAGCCGATCCGGTTAAATTCAGGTTAGCCGAAACTACTAGATTTTCATGGAAAAAGTGTCGACCAAATCGTTGCGCTATTTTGTTAGCAGCAGCTTTGGCTGTGAGCATATTAGATTTTGCCGACGGGTGAACTTGGGTATCTACATGCTGGTAAATATATAGTGTTGATCCAGCAGCCGCCGATAGTGCGTCACCATTATTTATTGTATAAACTCCCGGTCCGCCTTGGGTCGTGCCAATATTCGTCACATATGTTACTACGCCGGTCCCAGGGGTTAGACAAATACCATCAGCACGATCAATTACACCGTTAACTGATTCAATAGTTAAAGTTGTGCCTGATATTGATCCTGTCGCAGTAATATATCTAGGAAATGTAGGATCAGATGAATCAGCGTATTCTGCACCAGGGTCGTACACTAAAACATTGTCACCATCATCATAAGCATTTAATGCTGCATTAAGGACTGGAATTTTTGCACGGTTAGCTCCAGTAATATTAATTGATGCAGTTGGACGATGCTTAGCAACTAAACTTATTACTTTCGGCCAAAGAGCTTGTGCAGTAGCTATATATGCATCTAAATTTGATAGTGATTCAGCTACTGTTAAATTATTAGCGTTATCGTAATCATTTTCAAATAAAGAATGAAACCAAATAAAATCTGGCGAAACTCCAGCTTTCTTTAGTTTATTAAAAAATTCAGAATCAATTTCTGCCAGCATCTGACTAGAAGTTTTACCACCATGCCCATACCATCCATGAGCATCCATCCAAGAAGTAACACCGCCCATGTAACCAAAAGCACCTGTTTCAGGGAAATCCAAGCCCCCACCCAGTAGTGCAGAAGTTAAGAATTGTTCGTTTTGGTATCTTAATGCCCCACTTAAATTGTCGATTTTATTTGCTGCCGCAATTGAATTACCAATTCCAACTGTTATTAACCTTTTACAAGGGTTTTTAGCTTCAGCGATATAATAATTAATACCATCACATTTATATAATTTACCTATATCTTCTACCAGAATTATGCCAACTCCAAATTCATTAGCTGCTGGAAGATTACTAATAGATTTAGCTTTAGCAACAAAAGAATAATCTATATCACTATCAGAAGAATTTCCCTGAGAGTCCAACCAATCAGATAATTCTTGTGCATTAGTAAACTGTCTGCTCATTTATAAATCTCCCACTATAACACTAATAGATCGTTCAAAGGTTTCAATCTTACCGTTAGCTCTAGTAATAGAAACTGTATTTGTAAGTATAAAAGAAGTTAAACTTCCCACATCTGTAACTTTAACAGAAGCTAAACCATTACTTTCAGAAGGATCAGATAAAGTTACCCCGGAAGTCGCACCAAAAACTGAAGAAGTAATACTATCCCCAGTATTCAGCATCATATTATAGGCTTTTGCTTGCCATATAATAGTCCCATCAGTAACTTTACCATTCTCTTTAGTAACCCACGTTGGTTCACTAACTCCACTTATTCCTGCATTAATACAAATATAATAATACCCATTTGCACTAGCCGGTCTAACTACATCATCCAACAAATATTCAGTGCTGTTTGATCTAGCTAGAGGTCTATAGATAAATTGGTAATACTTCTCATCACCTGGATCATGATGAAAAGGATAATTAATTATCTTTTTGTTGGTTGATGTAATTATAGTCATAAGTTTATGCTGGAGCAGATATTTCTTTTTTCCAAGCGGGTATAGTAACAGTACCACCAGAAGTTAATGCTTGGGAAGTGCAAGTAGTAACAATGTAGTCTGTACCATCGTCAATAGCTACATGAGTCGCTGTTCCAGATGCAGTAATACTCACATTTGTCTTTTGTGCAACAGTAGATTTTCTTCCAGAAGTATCACCAGCAGCTAGAGTAAAATCACCACCAGCTAAAGAAGTAGAAGCAAGTTTATAGGTAGTTGTAATATCTGTAATACTTCCAGGTTGTGCAGAAAGAACAGTAATTCTTGTGCAAGTACCCATTTTAGTTAAACCACCATCGGTCATAGCGGAAGTTTCAATCTTTGCCATGTTATACTCCTACTTCTGGAAGATTAATATCATTAATAATTGATTTTGGGAAAAGAACAATATCTGTAAGACTTGGATTGCCTGTAGGATAAATTTCTGCTGAATCTTTTGCCCATCCAGCATCGCACCAAAACTTACAAGTAGCTTCATCAAGAATAACTACTTCTTCAGGGTAGTATGTATCTACTCCATGTTTAAATTCTTTCAGTATTTCTACTTTCATATATACCTCTAAGGTTGTGATAAATAAATTGTGGTTTTTGCTGAGATAATCATTATACTTGGTGAAGATTTAAGAATATAAACAGGTTCTCCATTTATTCTTTCTTCTATAAAACCAGATGTTAAAGTTATATTTTGTAATATCTGGCTATGGATAGTATCATTTACAATTAAAACATGCTGCCCAGTTAAAGAAACAGTAGATAGATTTGATGTTTCTAGTAAATCATTTATAGCTAGTAAATTAGCTTGTGCTAGAATTAGATTACTTAAATTTACTGTTTCTAAAATACTATTAGGATTTAATAGTAGGGTTGTGTTTAAAGTAATATTATCTAAAGTCTCACTAGATAATGTACTCTCAATAGATAGAATATTTTGTTGAATAAGATTAATATTCTCTATTGCTTGAGATAGATTAGTTGAGTCTATACTTAAAATATTTTGCTGAATTAAATTTACAGCCTCTAATAAAACCTGTTGAGTTATCTCAGATACTATTAAAGTCCCCCCTTGATTAATGGTAACATTAGATAGTACCTGTGAATCAGTTAAACCATTAACAGAAATACTATTCTGTTGTGTTAAGTCTACATTTTGTAAAAACTGCGTAACTTGTATGTTATCTAATAATAAAGCATTTTGTTGAATCAAATCAATATTACTTAAAATTGAATTGCTTATTATACCTTGTACTGTTAAGTTTCCTCCAGTAATAATAACTATATTCTCTATTGTTTGATTCTCTAAAATCTCATTTACAACCAAACTATTCTGTTGAGTTAAACTAACATTATCTAATGTTTGTGAAGATGTAGCCCCATTAACTACTAAAGTATTTTGCTGTATTAAATCTGGTGAAGTTAAAGATTGGCTAGAGCTTACATTTTGTAGTGTTAATGAGATGCCAGATGATGAAGAAGTGTAGTAAAAAGAATAAGGCCCATTTTTAAAATTTTTTATTATATTCTTTCTAGCCACCCCAGAAAAAGGCAATAGCCTCTTAGCCAGTCGTTCCCTTTCTGCTACAAAATTAGAGTTATTATAAGCAGTCTTCCATATTCCTACAGCGTGAACAACTGCATTGGAACCTCTACCATTGTATCCATTTATGGCTATTCTACTACTGGGGGCAAGTGGGTAGACACCTGCTAGGTCATTCCCTGCGCCAGAACTAATATTAGTGTATGTAGTAGCAGCATCAGAAGTTAACCCAAAGGTAAGTATATTCAACCCTTTTATAAAAGAGTTATTGGACCCTGTGTGCCAAGCTACATTTTCACGCAACATAATTAATTTGCTGCCAGAATCATCAAATGAAGTATTGCCTCCACCAAACCCAATACCATCACTATCACCACCTATTTTTAGAAAACAACCAGTAACATTAGCTGGGTCATCAATAGTGACCAGCATAATTCCAATATAGCGAGAATCATGCACCATTCCTAAATTAGTAGGGAAATAAATGCCACTAGAAGAATTAGCTACTGGGTTTGCGATACCTCCTGTAGTAACGATAGCGCTACCATGCGTCGTACCAATAATACCATTTCTAGCATTAAACCTATCATTAACAGTCGGAACCCATAGAAAATCAGGCTTATTTACCTGCCAATCTTGTATTAATCTATGAATTATAGGCTTTTGATGTACTGAAGCTACTACTGGCATTATGCTGCCCTCTGTTCGCCCACTCTAGCTCTAATAACCATATTTCTAGTAGCAGCATTAGGACAAGTAACTGCAACTTTAAATCCTATTGCCCCCATAGGTATTTCTAAAGGTACAGTAGTTCTAGCGGGGTCTTCTCCTGGAGTAGATGTACCATAAGTATCTAACATCTGTAAGAATTGGGCGTGTTCGGAGGTATCATAATCATTTCCTGAATCCCCTAGAATATCCCCCATAGTCCATTGAAGTCTAAAAGTAGCAGTATCACCAGAAGAGGGTGTTCCAGCATTATCAACAGAAAGAGCTATCCCTGCACCTATTGTTGTTGCATCTAAAGGAAAAAGATCAGAAGTAACTTCAGTAGCAGAAGAAACTGTAACAGATGAAGCAGATGACCAAGTTACTTGAGTTTGTACTGTAGTTATTGCCATACTCTAGCCTCACTAATATCAGTATAACCTATTTTTCCTTCAAAGGATGTATAAGCAGGAGAAATATCAGTTCCTGAACCACTAGATAAAATTTGCTCAATTAAAGTAGCTTTTCTTTTAGATAAGGAGAGCAAATGATTTCTATTATTAATAGCTGCTGCACCAGTACCACTAAAAATATCATTAAAAGCAGTTATTACATTAGCTTCACTTGGATTAACAGAACCTGATACAAACATTACTCTCCAAGCATCTCTCTCACCTTGGCTTCTAGCAATATATCCACCAGTACCAGACCAGTTAAATGAGGTTCCTATTGAAGATACTTTAGACTGGTATTCCTGTTGACTAACTGCGGTTCGCCAAACAATCCAATCTGTTATAGGAAGTTGATTGTAATAATTAGAAAGAGCTATATCGTCACCAGTAGCAATATAAGTTGCCAACTCAGGACGGGAGATCATATCATCATGCAGGATTTGTTTTTGAGTATTTGTTAGCATTAGTAATTCCTTAAGGCAATTGAAACATCAGCAGGAGTAATTGGTTGTGAAACAGTATCATAAGCTAAAGAAGATGGTACGATACTTAAATTCTTTAAAGCATCTGCTTGGGGTTGTGTAAACACATTAGTTTGCACCATTCCATCAAGAGTAGTATGGGTTTGTGGATCACCAAAATTAATACCTTTAGAAGACCTAATTGCCAGAATAAAATCATTCATTAATGGGTCTGATGCTACTACTTCTAAAGCTCGCATTATTGAATTATATGTAGGAATACCTAATGCACCCATTAACCCAATAAAATTCTCAAACCTTTCAATTAATCTCGTTCCTTGTGGAGTGTTAAAAATATTAGCTATAGCTGTATCTTTAGCAAGATAATTAGGGTCTTTTGGATCAGAGTTAAGGATAATATAGGGTTGACAATCTACATTATTTAAAATTGCTTGTTTAAGTACAGGATAATCAATCATCTTTATAACCTATAATTGTTAATTCTCTCAGGTTGAAGTAATAAAACTTTATTTTAAATAACCATGTTTAGTAAGAAATACCCACAAACCAAAAACAACTGCCCCTAGAACAGCATAAAATTTATTTGTTACCATCTTACCAATTTGTTCATTCCTTCGCTGGTCTATCCTATCTATAGTTTTATCTATACTAACATCTAAGACTTTTTCTGCTACCATTTCAACAAGGTCTAACATCTGTTCCTTAGTTAACTCATGTTTATCATATCTTGGGCAGAACTCAAAATGATCTGTACTTCTTCTTCTTTCTAGATTACTCATAGAAAACCTGTAAAAAATAGTTAGCTGTAAATTGCAGAAAAGGTTTACTTTATTAGTTTTACGTGGTAAACTCTTTAATGTATTATACATTATCAGAGCCTAAAAAGCAAGCACTAACATACATTCTCAGTGGAGTCAATTAATGTCACATCAGCCCGAAGCACTCTTATATATAGATGGTAAAGTTGAACCAGCTAAATTAGCTGCTCTTCTTGGTGTCAATATATCCTTGATCTATCAAGAAAAACAACAAGGTCTTTTTGGAGAAAAAGAATTTATTGATATGACTTACAGGGAAGCTATCCAAGTTTATAGAAATAGGTTGAAAAAATCGGTAGAACTTAAAGTAGCGAAAGAGGAAACCGAAAGACAGATTAAGTTAAAGAAAATTGAAGAGGATAGAATTTTCAAGGAAAAGAAAGCTAAGAATAATATGTCAGGGGGACTAATTAATCTCGATGGGGAAGATACAATGCACCCATTGATGAAAAAGAAAATGATCCAGGAGATTAAACTTAGTCGGGTTAAAGAAGTTCAAAGTTGGATGAAAGTTGCAGAGGAGAAGAAACAGTTTCTTAATGCAGCAGAGTTGACAAATCTTCTTGAACCTTTTATGCACGTTATTAAGAATGTTCTTATAAGTATAAGCACAGATTACCCGCAAACACAAGAAAAAATAGATTCCTGTATGAATAATCTTTATGGTTTCGGGGAGAAGCTTCTTCAACAAGTTAATGAAGATGAAGCAATGTTTGTAGAAGAAATGCTTGATAAAGATATTGATGATGAAATTCTTGAATTAAGTTTTGTTCCTTCTGAAAGGGAGGAGATGTGAGAACTCTTGGTAATATTTCTGAACGTAGATTTTATGCAGATTTCTTTCGTTTCTTTTTCAAACCAGCTTATGTTTCTACTATTGAATGGGCAAAAAAGTATCGGGTTATAACTTCTAAAGAAAGTTCTTTTGGTATAGGAAACTTCGACCCAAATCTTACTCCTTATATGGAGTATGTTTATGAATGTTTAGATAATCCTTATATTGCAAACATAAGTGCAATGAAATCAGCGAGGATTGCATGGACAGAAACATTAAATAATTATCGTGGCAAACGTATTCATATTAATCCAACCTCTATGCTTCTTGGTTTTGCAACACGAGATGCCGCAAGAAGTTTTGCAAAAGGTAAATGGCAAGAGTTTCTCCGTAATATTCCTGTATTAAAAACTATTGTTGATGTAGGTGTAAGTGAAAATAAGAAATCTCTTTTTGATTATACCTTCCCACATGGATCACTTAAACTTGTAACCCTAGGCTCCATTAGTAATCAGAAATCTGATAACTATGAATACATTGAAATTGAAGAACCTGATGATGCTAAAGATGATGTAAAAGGCCAAGGGGACACTTTTGATAATTTAAAAGAACGGCAAAAACTTGTTCCTATAACAAGAAAGAAATTCATCTTCGGAGGTACACCAACATTTAAAGACTTTTCCCGTGTTGAGAAAGCAATTCTTGCCTCAAATCAACTTGTCTTTAAAGCATGTTGCCATGAATGTGAATCTCTTATCCCTATGGATGGAAGTTCCTTTGACCATATTGTATATGATGAATTTCAAGATAGGAAAATAGATGAAATATATGGTAAGTATAATCCTGAAACTGCTATGTTTCTCTGCCCGGTTTGTAAAACTTCCTGGGATTTCGACCAAAAGAAAAAGAACATAATAAAAGGAAAAGAATTTGGTTTCACGGACCACACAGGTAATTTTTCTAAAGGCTGGCATCCAAAAAAGCCTGAAATAACAGAAGTATTTGGTTTTATCTTTTCTGAAATGTTAAGTCCTTTTCCTGCAAGTGATTTTAAAGAATTAGCAAAAGCAAAGATTCTCGCAGAACTTGAACTTACAAAGGGTAATGAAAAACCCATGAAAAGTTATACTAATAATAAAAAAGGTATGCCTTATGCTTCAGGTGTTTCTGCAATGGAAGTTGATGAAATGGTTGCTTTAAGAAGTAATTATCCTGAACATGTTTGTCCAATGGAAGGATTAGTTTTAACTGCTGGAGTTGACGTTCAAGATAATAGGTTTGCTATTGTTATTCGTGCTTGGGGAAGAAACAATAATTCCTGGCTTGTAACTTGGAAAGAAATATTTGGTGAAGTTAAAGTTCAAGAATGGGATAATGAAGGTAAACCTCTTGGTGTATGGGGAGAATTATGGGATATACTTCTTGCCCAACATCCACATGCTTCAGGTAAAACAATTCCTATAAGCGCTGCTTCTATAGATGCTGCGGATAATACAGAACTTGTTTATCGTTTCATCCTTGCAATTAACGAGCACCATGAGCAAATCTTTGCTACAAAAGGCGTAAGGGATTTACGTTTCTCTGATGATGAGATTTATCGGGAACCTTCTTTATTTGATATTAGGTCTGATCCACAAGCTAGGAAAACTCTTGCAGAAAGGATGGGTGTAACAGTTTATAATCTTGGTGCACACCGGGCACATAATGAGATTCTTAACCGAGTTGCACTTAATAAGAATAAAGAAGCAAGAAGTAATGTATACTACTTTAATGCTCAATCTTATGGACAATATGAACAACAGATGCTTTCTTGTAGGAAACTTATTGATGTAGAAAGCTCTTACAGTAAAGAAGTTTTTAAACTTATTCCTGGAAAACGTAAGGAAGCTATGGATGCTGAAAAGATGGCACTTCATTCTTCTTATGCGATTGGAGTAAGACTTTATACAAATGAACACTTTAGACAATTAGAAGCATATTATTATGCATAGGGGTAGTTATGGCACAAATGACACTAGCAGAAGCAGAAGCCCAGCTTCTAACTGTTAATACAGCAATAAGTGATATTATTGCAGGAAAACGAGTAACACAATTAAGAATTGGTTCAGGAAATTTTCAAAGGGAAATGAAGTTTTCAGAAATCACAATTGAGGCGTTAAAAGAGCTAAGGTCTGAATTAATGGAGATTATTAATTCATACAATAATGTTGCTCCAGTTTTTAGAACAAATGCAACAATTCCTTTAACTGTTGGTAAAGATTTATACAGGGTATAATTATGAAAAAACATATAGATAAATATACCGAAGAAGAGATCAAAGAAATATATTTAGATAAGATTGCTCCTAATATAACTATAGATTCATCAGGATGCCATCTTTATTCTGGGTACATAGAAGAGGGTTATGGTAGAATATATATACCAGCTAAATTATCTGGCTCTATGAGAGATTATGATAGGGTACATAGGGTAGCTTTTAAACACCATAAAAAAAGCAAGTTAGGTAGTTTATTAGTTTGCCATACTTGTGATGTAAGAAATTGTGTAAATCCTGAGCATTTATTTTTAGGTACTGATGCAGATAATGGAGCAGATAAAGCAAACAAAAATAGAGCTGCTAGACATATAGGTAGTAAAAATGGTAGGGCCTTACTAACTGAAGAAGAAGTGTTATCTATATATACCTCAAAAAAATCAGTAAGTTATTTAGCAAAATTTCATGAAGTAGCTCAATCAACAATAGGAAGAATAAGAAGAAAAGAAGCTTGGTCAGAACTAACTGATCTTTATGATTTAACAATGTCTGAGGTTTAAGTTTATGTCTGATGAGTTATATAATACAATTTATGGGTCACTACAACAAGTAGGATACGAAGGAAGTTCAACCTCATATCGTAGAGAACTTTCTGGTATTGTCTATGGTACAAGTGATAATATTGCTGCAAGAGAACTTCTCTTTCTCCAACTTCGTTCCGCCCATGCAATAAGAAATAATGGTTATGCCAAAGCAGCGCAGAAGAAGTATGTAGAAAACCTCAAAGCAATTAAAGTTAATTGGAAAGATGCAAAAGGTAAAAAACATACTCGTATGCAGGATTTATGGGATGAATTTGCTGCTAATCCTTCTCTTGATGGTTATGGAACATTAGATAATATTCAATCTATTTGGAATTCTTCTATTTTCCAAAGTGGTTCTGCTCATACAAGATACCAAATTAGAAGAACAGGGAATGCTAATAAGATTCCTTTAAAACTTGATCTTATTCAATCTGAAACACATGATATATTTTACAATGGGCAGGATGGAATAAAAGACGTAAGAACAGGTATTGAATTTGAAGATTCTAAACCTGTAAACTATTTCTATCGTAGGGGTCTTGTTGATACTTCAGTCATAACAGGTAATAATCCTTATGAAAGAATAACTATCCCTGCTGATGAAATTCTTCATATGTTTATTCGGGAGTACCCTAATCAATGGATAGGGATACCATTCTTATCATCCGTCCTTATTCCTCTTTATGAACTTGATGAATTATCTGATGCAACTGTAGCAAAACAAAAAGCAGCACAAGCAATAAGCTGGATTGTAAAAGGAACAAACACAGGTAACTCTATGCCTGTTGGTGCTCCAGGTAAAGTTAAAGATAATGCTGGGAATGATAAAATTGTCTTTAAAGCTAATGGTGGTAATGTTCAATATCTTAATAAAGGAGAAGATATAGCATTCTACCAATCTACGGATGTTGGGGCAAACCTTTTACCTTTTATTAATTCTGAACTTAGAAGAGTCGCGGCAGCAATAGGTTTACCCTATTTCCAACTTACAGGAGATTATTCAGGAATTGATTTTTCTACATTAAGAGGTATTGCAATTGAACTTAGAAATAGAATTGAATTTATACATAACTTCTATACTATCCCACTTGGTTTAAATCCGCTATGTGTAAAGTTTAAAGGTTTAGCAACTCTTTACAATTCAAAAGTATCTAACGCTTATCCTTCTTTCCAACTTCCTCGTTGGTATGGTGTAGATGGTTTAAAAGATGCTCAAGAAGATGTTTTGGAAATTCAAAATGGTATTGGAACTCTTGAAAAAGCTCTTGATGAAAGACATTTAACTTTTGAAGAAGTTGTAGCAGATAGAGAAAAGATTACAGAATTAGGTTTAGATAATCTTCTTTATCCTAATGGTAAACCAATGGCTCAAGCTAATAATAGTTCAGCTAATACTAATTCAACCGGCAACGCTTAATAAATAGTTTGACAAACACCCTATTTTGTGTGATACTAACCATGCACACAAGTAGGGTATAGTCTCTACCAAAGGAAAACCTATGATTACTCTTAAAGAACTAAATACTTTAGATGATTCCTCTTTATTGCAATCTCTTAGAGAAAATAAAGTAGGGTTAATCGCTGAAAAGAAAGCAACACTTAAATTTGCAGATAATATTGCTGTCCAAGTTGAAGTAGCAAAAACTGAGACTCAAAAAAAAAGTTCCTCTGATATAGCTTCTGATACTGTTGATGTAACAATTGTTTGTAATAGTGCTTGGTTCTGTGATTCTCATATGGATGTTCTTACAGATACAGCGTATGACAAAAGCATTTCTGCAAGAGGAAATTCAATCCCGCACATCAAAGACCATAAGCATGAAACTACTGCTATTGTTGGAGATGTTAAAAAAGTCTATACAAAAGTTCTACCTTTAAAAGACTTAGGTATTCCTTCTGATGGTAGCACAACTGCCCTACTTATGGATTCAACTATAAGGAAAGACTACGATGAAAAAGTATTCAATCTTTATAAAGCAGAAAAAATAAACCAACATTCGATTGGTTTAACTTATGGTGATCTACAACTTGCTTTAAATTCTCAAGTAGAAGAAGATAAAGCTGAATATGAAGTGTGGAATAAGTATTACCCCTCTATCATAAATAAGGAACTTGTAGATAAAAAAGGATATTTTTGGGCTGTTACTGAAGTAGATGTTAGAGAAAATAGTTGCGTTTTATTCGGTGCAAATGCTCTTACTCCTACAATAAGTACAGAAACTAAATCTGAATTTACTAATGATATTTTTATTAACAAAGGAGCTAATATGGCGACTATTGAAGAACTACAAGCCGAGATTATCGGTTTGAAGGCAGAGCTAACTAAGGTACAAAATTCTTCACAAACTGCGGTCGCCGTAGCTGTAAAAGAAGAACAAGATCGTATCTTAGGTATTCAAGAAGCAGCAGTAAAATTCGGTATTAAATCCGATGTGACAAAATTAATTAAACTCGGCAACACTGTTGACCAATGTTTAGCTAATTTTGAAATTATTGCTGAAATGAGTCAAAAAGAAAATCCTTCTCCAAAAGGTGAAGATTTGAAAGGTAAATCAGACCCATCTAATACTAAAAAAGTTGGTGGAGAAGATGAAGATGAAACAATTTCTGGTTTGATGAAAGGTTTTGAAGTCCTTAGCAAACAAGATTCATTATTTGCAGGAGTTAGATAATGGTTGAATATAATGGTGGTTTTCAAACCTATCCAGATAGAGTCACAAAGAATGTATTCTTTCGTGCAGAAGGTAGAGCAACTAAACCTGTTACAGTAAAATCAGGCCAAGTATTGAAAGCATTATCTTTCTTGGAAACTGATTCTGCCGGTAAAGCAATTGCACATGGTCCTTTGACTGAAGGCACATTTGTTAAATTTGCTGCAATTACTAATGGCCAAACAATCATTCTTGGCGGTTTAACTTTTACTGCAGGTAGTTCTGGTACAACTGCAGCACAATTGGCAACTTCTTGGGCTGGTATTGCTGCTGGTACTGCTGCTGCTTCTATTACTTGGGCAGTAGGTGGTACTTTTACTGGTACTTTAACTGGCTGGGGTACTGAAGCTTATGATGCTGATTCAGTAATCTTTAACTCTTCTGCCCCTTTAACTAATGCAACTGACCTAGCTGCAACTGGTACTGCAACAGCACCAACTTTAACTAAAGTTGATGGTGCAACTACTTTTAGTAAAATTGCTGGTGTTTTGGTATATGATGTTGATGCTTCTTCTGCTGATGTAGATGCTCAAGCTTATTCTGAAGCTTCATTTTGGGCAGATGCTCTAGTATGGGCTGCTGATCCTACACAAGATACTATTACTAAACCTGATGGTACTACTGTAGCTGTTTCTGCTTATAATACTGGTTGTGCTGGTACTTCTGCGGCATCAAACTTGTTGAAGAAAAAATTCGTGGAAGGGTCTGAATTTGATCCTCTTGGTTTTAAAAATGCTGGAGATTATGTCTAATGGCTCTTAATTTTCTTACTCCGTATCAAGTAGCTCCAATTTTAGAAGGAGTTATTAAAGGTTTGGAACCTGTTAGACCTAACTGGTTGCAAAGTTTCTTTGGCGCCCCTAAGTTTTCTGAAAATACCAGAATCAATCTGGATAAAGAATATAATGTCAAAAATGTAATGGGTCAATTTGCAGCACCTAATGTTGATGTAAGTCCTATTGTATTGCCTGATTATGGTACTAAAGAGTTTTACTTTTCTTATTCAAAAGAAAGTATTGATTCTGATGATTTTGATACTATTAATCAACGTCAAATTGGTCAAGAATTTGGTCAAGTAAATCCTCTCGCAAATAAAGCGGCTAGATTGCAACGCAAGATGATTTTAGCAGAACAAAGATTTGAAAATCTTTTTGAAAAAACTGCTGCGGATATTCTTTTGTATGGTGGTTATCAAGCTTCTGGTGAATATCATCCTACAGTAAGATATGACTTCCAAAAAACTGTTATTACTTCTAATACAGCTTTGGCAGCAAATAAACTGGTTCCTGCGGTTAATTTAACTACCACTGCTGTAACTTTACCTTGGGATAGTTCAACTACTTATTTGCCAGTTCTACCAACTAATGGTGGTTTTACTGCTGGTGATAAAGCTTGGACTAAAGCAAATGTAGATGCTGCTAAAGCAACTCCAGTTAAAGATTTTATCAAAATGGTAGAATCTACTAAAATCAGAAGTAATGTTTCTGCTTTTATGATGTCTGATGATGCTTATGAGATTTTCCAGTATGATCTGAATAAGAACTACGGTACTGCTTCAGATACTACTTTGCTGGCACTATTGAAAGTTGGTCAAGATATTCTTCCAAGAATCCAAGAATACCGTGGTTTGACTTATAGACGTTCATATCCTGTTAATGATACTGGTGAAGTAATTGGTATCTATACTTATAATGCTGTTTATAACAATAGAACTTCCGGTGCTGAAACAGCTTATATTGGTTCTGGTTGGGTAGTTGCACTTCCTCCTGCTTCTAGTGGTTTAAAAGTTTATGGTCGCATTATGCATCCTAAAGCTAATTACTCCGCAATGCCGAGATGGATTAATTACTGGATGAATGATAAAACTGGTATTGAAGAATACGAGTATCATACCAATTTTGTAATGGCGCATTTAGATATTGACGCAATTACAACCTGGAAAGTAATTTAGTCTTGTAAAGTTTTAGTTCTACTACTCCTATGCCAAGCAAATCTTATATAGAAATAAAAGGTTTAGATACATTAAAGAACTCTATTAATGTAAACAGGATCAATAAAGGGATTGCTATAGGAGTAGGTAGAGCTATTTTACTTATTCATTCTGAACTTAAATCGAGTGTTGAGAGAGCTTATAGAACTCCTAGCAGTCTTGATTCAGTATTAATAGGTAAAAGCACATCTACACAACAATTAGGTGCAAATATTATAAGAGGTGGGCTAGCTTACGCTAATAAACCAATTAATCTTGCAGCTTATAATATAGATTTTTATAAAGGTAATATTCCTCCTTTACCAAAGAAAAGAGAAGGGACTGTCCATGTAGTGGAGATTAAACGGGGAAGAAGAAAAATAGTTTATGGAAAAACTAATAGAGGTGGTTTTATACCAAGAACAGCAAGCGGATCGATTGTTAGATTTGGTAAAAAAGGTATAATGCTTGAAAGATTAGGTAAAACTCGTTATCCAGTAAGAACACTTTATGGCCCCTCTCTTTCTGATATGGTTGATTATGTTTGGGATACTTCTAAAGTAAGAGCAGCAGTAAACTCTGCAACTGATAAAATACTAGACCTTATAGAATTATGATTATTGAAGATATAGATTTTATTATGGATATGACTGGAGCAGATTTAACTTTCTCCGATTTCACTATTAAAGGTCTCGCTAATTATATGCCAGAGACTCTTTACAATGGTGATTATAAAGTAGAGAAACAAGATTTCAGATTTCTAATATCTTCTAAAGCTTGTAAAGAGAATGGAATAACTCCTGGACTAACCTTTACTCATTCAGACGGTATTTACCTTTTCACTTTTAAAATAACTAACCAACCTATATTTGATTTAACTGGTTATGTAGAACTACTTGCCTCTTATGTCTCTAAGGAAGAAGTATGATTAATATTGAAACCTTATTTGACTATATTGAATCCACTACAGGTTACACAATTGAATTTGCAAAAGAAAATGAACAAGAACTACCAGAAGATTTAGTTCTACCTAAATTAACTTTAGGGTATGGGCCAATAAGAAGAACAAGGCCAGAAAGTGAATTTGCATTAGGTGAATATGAAACCCAGGCAGAAAATCTTATTCAATCTTTCTATGTAAAGATTATATGTAAACAAGAAGATTTTCGCCCAGCTTTTATAATTCTATATA